CTCAAGACGTTGTCCCCGAAGGCCCAGAAGGGACTGGACACCCAGAAGAACGCTTCCAACTGGCAGACCTACCTCCGGAAGATGCCCGCCAAGCTGGGCTTCAAGAAGGCAGACATCGCTGAGCAGGCCAAGACCGACCCCTACTCAGCCAAGATGGATGTCTGGGAAGGCTGCAAGCAGGCCGCAGATGAGGCTGGTCCTGTGGGCGAGGCCTTCCGGGCTTCCCGGACGGTCTCCTTCGACCGGTTCGTGCGGAACGATGGCAGCCGGTTCAAGGAAGGTGACGATCTCAGGTCCATGATCGGATCCATCCAGAAGGATCACGGGGCCATGGAGATCGTTCCCGGCTCGATGGACCACGGAGGTCAGGTCGTCAAGTTTTACAACGTCTACGTCGACCTCGTGGTGCCTCCGGAGATGAAGGGTGTCTACACAGGGGCAGGTAGTGGGAACCACAACAACACCGGGGAAAACGGCATGATCATGGAGCCCGGTCTGGCCATGTATATCTGGGACGTCGTGCCTTACAACGGTTCCTACAAGGTGATGGCGTCTCTGATTCCCCCGGAGGTCTACCCCTACATGAACTACTTCGAGGGAGACCCGGACAGCCACAACATCGTCGAGCCCAACAGCCCGCAGGCTGCGGCCATGAACGGGATGAAGAAGGCCAACGAGATGAAGGCCGACTACGAGGCTGCCATGGCCCTCTACAAGGCTCAGAAGCTGCCGAAGGAGTCCCCTGCGATGGTGGAAGCGGAGAAGCTGAAGTCGGAGTACGAGGCCCTGATGGCGAAATACGCTTCGGTAGGCGTATCAACGAAGTGACAGTGCAGACAGGAGCACCGATGAGCAGCACGGCCCCACCCGGCCCGAACACCCAGCCGACGCCCGAGCAGATGGCCATGATCGAGGCCATGCAGCAGCCGTTCGAGCTGGTCCGCAAGGGCGCTGAGCGCTACGACGGGCTCGACCGCACCAAGCAGGGCACGTGGCGTGCGATCACCTCCCACGGGCTCCCCATGGGGCTGGCGTGGACCGACTGGGAGAACGGCTTCGACGTCCGTCCCCTGCACGACGGGGCGGTCTCTGTCCGACTGGGCAAGTACCCCGAGCACGCCAAGGCCGTGGGGGTCACAGCGTCGTGGGCGTTCACCACACTGGAGGAGTACATCAAGACCTTCGACCCGACCGACGAGGTGGCCATGGGTCCGGACCAGAGGGGACCTCTCTCGGGAGCAGCGGACTATAGCGGAGATGTCCCAAGTTATGGTACCTTTGTTGATACCGAAGAGGACTAGCAGAAGGGAAGGATCACAGTGCCACTGAAGCCTGAGTACGACGGCGACGCCATGAAGGCACCGGGTGCCTTCCTCGCTGTTTCCAAGAACAAGAAGACCGACGAGGTCCTCGGTCTCTACGTCATCTGCGATGAGGGCAACTTCATCCGGGGCAACGGTCTGTGGATCACCGCCACAGGGAAGGCCCTGTACCAGCTGCACGGCTCCCAGCTCATCCCGATGGACCCCGCGTTCATCGACACCTTCGACGAGATGGACAAGACCGGGCGGAAGCCCACCGATGACGAGATCACCGACGGCAGCAAGGTCACGGCCACCGCGTAGTTCCTGAAACAAGTCGAGCCCCTTCCCCTGTGGGAGGGGCTCTGCTGTGTCCTTGGTCCGATCTTCTTCAGCATGGATCAGTTCGTAGTCGTACCGGGGCCGAGGGGTGACCGCTTCGTCGAGCTGTCCCACACCGCCTCAGGGCGTGTTTTCCGAAAGCAGATCCTGCACTTCGGACAGCTGAAGTACCCCGGCGTCAAGGGCGGCTCGGTGCAGGTCGACCAGAAGTTCGCCGACACCCTCATCGCCAACTTCGCCGCAGGCGTGGCCGACATCGTTCAGGTCCCCAAGGTGAACGGCGACAACGAGCACACCGAGGATCCCGACCGGAACATCGGTGAAGTCATCAGGCTCTACAAGGCCGACGATGGCGTCTACGTCGACATCGACGTCCGTACCGACGATGCGGACAAGGTGGGCAAGACCCTGCTGGGGGCTTCCGCCATGCTCCACCTCGACTACATGGACACCACGAGCGGCGAACGGGTGGGTCCGACCCTCCTGCACACCGCCATCACCAACCGGCCCTATGTGACCAATCTCAAGGGTTTCGAGGAGGTCATCGCTGCCTCGCGCGGTGGGGCCGATCTTGATAAGCAGGTGCTGGTGCTTACTCCGGCAGACAACGAGGAGAACTTCATGACTCTGGAAGAGACGCTCGCCGCTCTCAAGGCCGACCACGGCATCGACGTGACCGCCCTTCAGGAGAAGGCCGCGCTGGCAGATGCGTCTGTCGCACTGAGCAACAAGATTCAGGAAGAGCTGGTCGGTACCGGCCTCCTGACCCTGAGCAACACCGACGAGACGGTCTCTGCTGAGGTCCTCATCGGTGCCGTCGCAGAAGCCGGGAACAAGATCGTCGCGCTGACCGCCAAGGTCGACACGCTGGTCGAGGCTTCCGCCAAGAGCGCCGCCGAAGCCGCAGTCGAGGCACTGGTCCTCTCCGGCCACATCCTCCCGAAGAACCGTGAGGCCATGGTCGAGCTGAAGCTCTCCAACGCCGAGCTGTTCGACAAGGTCCTCCCGGAGAAGCCGCTCGTCAAGCTCTCCGCAGAGGGTGGCGTCGAGACCACCGACGACGCGCACGACAAGACCGTGGAGGACGAGATCGCTCGCCTCAGCGCGGTCGCCGACAAGCAGACCGCCGCGTACGTCCGCTCGTAGTACTCAGACCCGACCAGAACTCTCAGAAGGAGAACACCAGAAATGACCACCGAATACTACGGAAACTCGATGCCCGGTGCGGGCTTCGTCACCTCCGACACCACTGTCGACGACGAGCTGATGTACTCGATGGTCGGCTACACGCAGAAGGGCGTCACCCTGAAGCCGGGGCAGGGCGTGCTCCTGCTGGGCACCTTCATCAAGCAGGACGCCGGTTCCAAGATGTACGTCAAGACCGCTGGCACCGACGGTGAGGGTGTGCTCCGCAAGACCACCAACACCGGCTCCGACGTCAACGGCCAGCGCTGGCAGGGCAACATCGTCCTCACCGGCCTCCTGAAGCTCGACAAGGTCTCGGCAGCCAACTCCGGGGTCACGCTGACCTCGGTGCTGGGTGCGCGGGTCAACACCGTGCTCGGTTTCTTCAAGTTCTGAGCAAGGACCTCTCCCGGTCGGGATTCTGAGGTGATGGAAGGGCCCCGGCCCTTCCTGATCCTGAGTAGCTCGGAAGGCCAACTCAATCCAGATCAGGCAAGTGACCGGTAACCAATCCGGGCCGCAGATCGGGCACCTAAGCCGGTGTCGCTGACTTCCCAGAAACCACTCTGGCGCGACGAAAGGACAACTTCAGTGCCCGAGATCTCTCTGCTCCAGCCCACGGTGCTCCGTGGTGTCGTCGAGCGCTTCACCGCTCCTGAGTCTCTGGAGATGCTCAGCCGCGTCCCGCAGACCCCCCACCCGTTCCCGACGGTGCAGTGGGAAGTCATCCGTGGCTCCCGCGCCATCGCTCGCCCGAACGTCCCGAACAGCGAAGCACACATCGTGCCGCGCCTCGGTCGCTCCAGCCAGAGCGCGGCCTTCGTCTACCTTCGCGAGAAGAAGGTCTTCGAGCCCACCACGCTCCACTGGCTGCGCCAGTCGGCCAACTCGGTCTCCGAGCTGGCGAACACCCGCGCTGAGGAGTCGGTGCTGCGTGAGGTCAAGGACCTCAACCAGCGCTTCGACAACTTCGCCGAGTACCTGATCTGGCAGGCCTGCACGGGCACCCTGACCCTCGACTACCCGGACGTTCAGGCGACCGTGGACTACAAGTTCCTCCCGTCGCACAAGGCGTCGGTTGCGGGCTCGTGGGCCACTGCCACCCCGGGAGCAATCGTCGAGGACATCCGCGCCCTCAAGCGGCTGATCACCCGCGACGGTCGGGTCCCGGCTGTCGACGCGTACGCCACGGAGAAGACCATGACGTACATCTTCAACGCCTTCGCCAACACGGGCGCGGCTTCCCCCGGCACTGCCGGTGGCATCCTGCTCTCCGACCGGATGAAGGACCAGTACTACCAGAACGGCATCCTCCCGGGCTTCATGGGCCTGAACTGGAAGCCGCAGGAGGCCGTGTACGACGGCGCAGGCGCTGCCTACACCGCATCCCCGACCATCCCCGCCGCCGAGCAGCGCTTCTTCGCTGACGACGCCCTGCTGATCGGCAACTTCACCGAGAACCGCCCCATCGAACTCTTCATCGGCCCCACCGCCGACGACGAGGCCCCGGACGGCTACACCGGCAAGTTCGCCAAGACGTGGAAGGACAAGGACCCGTCGGCCCGTCAGTACCTGCTGGAGTGGAACCTCCTGCCGGTCATCACGAGGCCGGAACAGTTCGTTTATGTCAGCGATGTTACGCCGGGCTGATCTGGTGATCACAGCTAAAGTGTGCTAAACTCTCCTGCATGGAGAGACGTGCATGGTTGGACTCAGAGGTCGAACTTCTTCGGAAGTCGGCCTCTGAGTCATTTCTGAAGGATCTGGCGACCGAACTGGATCGCCCGGTGAAGATGGTCCGCTGGAAGCTCAATCAGCTGGGTCTGAAGGCCAAGGACGCCCGGACAGGCAACACTGGTCGTCCCGTGTCGATCTGGACTGCTGAGCGGCTGGAGCACCTGAGAAGGCTGGCCCCCACGATGTCAGCAGCCCACATCGCCGTGGGGCTGGGAGTCACCGAGAAGCAGGTGAGGACCGCCCTGTTCGAGCACGGGATCGAGGGTCGAGGTGTTTCGAGAAAGCAGACTCCTGAAGAGGTGAAGGCTCGGACAGCTCCCCTGAAGGGCCGGATCAAGGTGGACCGGAAGGCATCTCGTACCTGCTCCCGCTGCGGGGAAGAGAAGCCGGTCTTCCAGTACCCCAGTGAGTCCACGGTGGAGAGCCTGCTGTGTGAGGAGTGCCGGAAGAAGGCTCGGGCTGAACGTCATGCTGCGCTGACTCCTGAAGAACGTCGGCGGATGAACCTTCAGCAGAGAACCAATCGCCATGGCCTGTCGAGGGAGACCTACACAGCCCAGTTGGAA